TACCTAGTGCATTTCCTTCATTTGGTGCTGAATTGTCTGCTTCAGTTACATTGTACTGTGCGTATAATGCACCAACTGATAAACCAGTTCCACCTGTTGATGGATCTAAGTTGTAGATTGCTGAATGATGATTAGTGTGTAAAGGTGAACTTACAGTTGAGAAAGACCCAGATGATGCACTGTAAAGTTTTGAAACAATGTTTGCACCTGAATTTGCACTTGTAGTTTTGAACCATACTGATCCAGTTGGTCTGTTCTCCTCTGCTGTTTTCCAAGTTGGTCTTGATGTGTGAGCCGCTTGTAAGAATGTAGCACCTTTGTATGTGCCTGCTGTTATTCCTAGTTCGCCCATTAATCCTGAACCTTCTTCAATTCTGATTGTGTTGTTACCTGCTGAAGAATCTCCAATGTCTGTACCGTTATGGAAGATCTTCAAGTTACCTGAAACTGGATCGATTGCCGCTGATATACCGTTCAGAGCCTGTCCGTCTCCACCATCACTTGACAAGTTCAATGCTGTTGCAACATCTGATAATGCTGTTCCACCTGTTGTCACTGTTACACCGTTAACCTGCATTGTTGCAGAGCCGGTTACAGTTGTGCCTGAAGTAACTTCGAATATTGGATGTGAGTTGTGCCAAGCGTTTGTACCAAGGTTCACCCAGTCATTGTCATAGTTCTTGAAGTAAATTTTGTTTGTTACGTGTGTTGTGTTAACAGCATAGTCACCTATTGAACCCAATGAAGTTTTTGGTGCACCTGTTGATGCGTTTCCTACCAGGTCAGAAACTGAAGTTATCAATGTTGGTGTTTTTGCTGTGAATTTTTGATCCGTCTGTGACCATTCAAATATTCCGAAACTAGTTGATGCAAGGTCAAACCAGTACGTGCCATCTGTTGGTGCCGCTGTCGGAGCCGATGCACTTCCTACTAACTCAGTCAAGTCAACATTTGCTCTTAATACAAAAGCTCTGTTGGCAATTCCTAAGAAAGAGTAAGCCGCTTGTAAGCCGTATTCGTTCAATTCATATCCGTGTAATGGATTGCCCGATGCGTCTTGATAGAATTTTGGATCTCCAAAAGTCTCTGTTAATTCTCTTTGTGATGAAATCAAATACGCAGTGTTGGCATTTGCCGTTTGCGTTCCTGATGCTGTGCTGTCTCCCGCACCGCTTAATTTGTCTTTTCCTGATGCTACTATAAAAAGAGGTGTGCTACCCGCATCTGATGGTACATAAAAACTTTCGTTTATTACTGAAACCTCTACTCCTGGTGATGTTAAAGCCATTTTCCGTTTTCTCCTTGCAAGTTATAACGTATACTGCTGTATTTAGTGAATACTTCCGTTTTAGTGGTAAATTCCTGTGATTCTTAGGTGCCTATATAGGCAACGTAAATAAGCATATGTCGTACAGAAACAGGCCTATATGCAAATTATGTAAAGCCAAGCCAAGGGCCTATGCCTATCGCAAAGGTACCAAGATATACTGGCGGAGCCTGTGTGACACCTGCAACAGAAAGAAAGCAGGCAAAAAGATAGGTGGCATAACACCTTTACAGCGTTCGGGTTACAGGAAGAAGAAAAAGTGTGAATTGTGTGGCTTTAAGGCGCAGAATCAAACCCAATTAGATGTGCTGTTTGTGGATGGAAATTTAAGGAATATTGCTGTTAACAATCTAAAAACAGTTTGTGCCAATTGCCAGCGGTTAAGCGGCGTCAGAAGACTCGGATGGA